TATTTCGAATAACGTTGTAACTCCTATAGGAATACAGTTGGCAGTTACTCCTTGGATTCCCTTGATTTCACCTTCGCACAACACAATATCTTTTGTAATCTTTGATGCACTAGAGTTTGCTTGGAAGTACGTCTCCAGTCCACCGGCCCACTTACGAGTCCCATAGATTATCGGTATTCTCGCGTCATTATCTATGGTGTTTTGTGCTGTGGAAAACTTATAAGATGTACCATTTCCTGTATGTGTCGCTGTCCATATCGTAGACACTAAAGAAGCTGCATAAAGACCTGCGGCCCAATTTACATTCCCAGTCATACCGAAAACTTCCGGGTTCATAGCTCCAAAGTATAATGCAGCGAGGGTAAGAATGGTTTTCCCTGTCGATTTTCCCGTAGTATCACCTCCCTTACGACTTAACGTTGTACTCCAGATTCACACATGGGAATCCACCGAAATTCTTTAGGTTCCCGTATTTCTTGCAATTGGTTTGAGTATGATTGCATCCAGTGAGTATCGTGTAGGAGGTTCCTTTGGTTGGAGTGCTGTAGAATGGATACTCTACCGTAATACTTCCTTTTGCAGAACTTATGATTTTCTTAGTTTCGTATCCAATGACACATACGCCGTTTGCCCAGTAATCATCGCTTTGTGTTATGGATGAATCATAGATAACGTATTGAGTACTATTGGCTCCTACTGTGCTTGTCTTAGAATCTTGCGTCACTCCGCATTCATCTTCATCACCAAACCATGCGTTACAGCTTTGTCCAACAGTCCTATAGCTTTCCAGGTTAGGCAAACGTTGTTCCAAGGTCGCTTCAAAAGTTGCCTTGCCCAAGTCCAACGCTGGAGCATCAAGGAATCCCGCAAACGTATACTTATATGCATCAGGGTCCGTTAGGCTACCAGGGTAAGAAATCTGGTAAATGTCCATATTAGAACCACGGAGATCAAACGATTGCAAAAGGACCGAAGTGAATGCATCGTCACAGTTGGCGATCTTTATGGTTACATTGTCAACTTTGTTATCTACGGATTGCTTCAGTTCGTTCCGTTCTATCGGAAGAGCAGAATAGGTTACTGCTGTAGAGGTTCCGGGAATATACCACGAGATATCCTCATCACAGGCTGCGTAGTGAAGCGTTCCGGTTGCTAATGTTAGGACATAGAGGTCTATAAAGAATACTGAAGATTGCTCTTTAGCTTCGGACATGATTGTCGGCAATGTTATCATGTGTCATACACCAGCCTAAACTGGAGAGTCGTTGTGTAGCCAATGAGTTCTCTGCCGTTCTCGGTCCAACCATAGACTTCTTGAAGTTCACATGTGTCATTTGCAAATCGCACAGTGTTCTTAGTGCCTTCCTCATCGTCAACCCAATAAAACGTTATGCCACCTGGAGCATGGGCATCAAAAAAGGACTTAAGCTCCAACATTTCAGCTTTAAGTCCTCCATATTTCCTCTCCCAAACAACTTTGGTGTTTACGGATTGACGCTGGACCTGCTCATTGCCATTCTCGAACTCGACCCTTCTATTGAGTGCCGTATGTGTCAATTTTCCTTCATTCATAGGAACAAACGAAAATGTATCCGTAAAGCATCACCTCTTCCTTTTGAATCCTGCGCTAAAACCTTTGAACCACATGCTCTTGTGCAATACCATAGAACGATCTGGAAGAATCGAACCGTCCCACTGTTGGCAATCTGGAGGGAATGTCGAAAGTATCTTCCCGTACTCCAGGTAGATCCCCACATGCCCCTCTCCGTTTATACAGAAGTAACATACATCTCCAAAGGACAGTTCCGATGCATCTCTTGTGCTATCCAAGTGCTTCGCAAGATATCGAATGAGTCTAAATGGTTCAACCTTGTACCAATCCTTTGTAAACTCCCCATCGTACATCGAAGGACTCCAATGATGCTCTGCGTAAAACAATCGGAGTAACCCCACGCAATCCGCGCCATCGAAAGAATGACCGGCGAAAACATATGGAATTCCAATGAAACGATCTATGTTTTCCATGGATCACCTCTAGAAATAACAAAAGGACTACGAGAGTAGTCCTTTGTGGTATAATATAGAAAGCATAAGGAGATTTTCCAAGATTACTTCTATTGTCCTTATACTTGGATAGAGATACGAAGTCATTCTTCAAAATTTCCTTATCGTAAGAGAAACGGAGGCATAAAATTGAAATCCTTAAGGGTCTTTACAATGTCCGTGGTTGTTCTTGTGTTACTCTGCGGAACATGCTTTGCGGAACGGTGGGTGCCAATCTTTGATGACACTCCAGAAAAACCTATGGTTGATTTAGATTCTGTTAAAACAATGACCGTAGGATATGATAACATTATTCGGTACATAACAAAAATGACTGATAGTAGTAATGGAGAATACTATATTTCAACCACATTAGTAGATACCGACAATACAACATATTGCGACCAATTAATAATTAAATATAGTAAATATGATAAAGAGTTACGCAGAACTGCTACAGACCCAAGATTTACAAAAAATTGGACAATATATAACGACAAAAGCTTTGAGGCAGCAGTTCTTAGGGTAATTAAGGAGAACCAATAACGGTTCTCCTTTTAGTTTCCACTGAAGCTATACCCATGAGCCTGCATCTTCATGATCTGTTTATACAGGTCATCATCAGATGGTTGTGTAGGCAATACCACAGGTTGCGCAACGGTATTCCCACCTTTGCTATTGTTGGCGATATACGTAAGAATCTGATTGTTGACTCTGGTGAGACTATTTTGTTCCTCCAATGCCCTCGTGTAGTCCCTGCGTTCAGACGTAACCTGTTGGGCAGTCTGTTGCGCCTTCTCTGGATTCCTCAAGGACGGAACAACATTAGTCCCGACTTTCCCCGCAGCATAACTCAGGAGCCTTTGGCTGTGCTGTGTATTCTTCTCAATAGGAATTACGACCTCTTTGCCATCTTCACCAGCAATCGAAGGTCCATCCGTGACACCACCCTCTGCGAACAGCTTAAGTCCTTTTCCCAAGGACAAAGCTGTGCTAAACAAAGTGGACCAATCTGTTCCAGCTTGCTTCGGCAGTGTTATCTGTGGCTGCTTCTTGTCGGCTCCGGTGGAGAGCAAAGAACCCGTCCGTGCTGCCTCATCAGCCGCTCGATTGGTAAAACTAAGGCTGCTATAGTCAGTATTGAACTTGTATTTGCTGTTGTCCGTCTGCTGTGCTGCCGTAGGTAACAATGCCGAAGCTGCATTGACTAAACCAAAGTCACTCTTGGGTTGAGACTGTGGCAATGTTTTCGCTATCTTTGCGCCAGCATAGGTATAATCACCAAGGTTATACTTGGGCTGTGTATAGTATGAGCCAGACGAATAAGGGATACTATAGGGCAAACTACCGGACGAACCGGAGTTTACAGAAGGCTTCCCGACACCAATAAGTGTACTTAAGATCCCGTGACTACCACTTTGGATTCCCATGAGAGCCTTAAGAGCATCCTCAGCCATGCCAGACCAGAGTTTCTTCCAGACATCACGGACCCTTTCGCCCTTAAGAAGTACATCGTCAAGAATGTCATATTCAGCTTCCTTGACCTGCTTAACGTAGGCTTCCCGTAAGTCCACTAGATTCTTTACGGCCTGAGCGTAGGCTTCTTCAGTCCTCTTGATCTCATCAGTTTCGACGCCAGGACTTCCTTCACGCAATTTCTTGAGCTTATCCTCTAGAGCCTTTACTTTTTCTTCCGCATACTGGATCTCCATTGCGCTTTTGTCTTGCGCCTGAGAGATACTCATGTTTGTTGGTAGGGCAAGCTCAGACATTTTTTGGCGATGCTCAAGGTCAGCCAAAGTATCATTGTACTTAGCGTCAGGAACCGTCTGATTTTGCAGAGTATCCCGCTGCATCTGGAGATTATAAAGCTTATCCCGTATTTCTCCATACTTTTTGTCGCCTGGAGAATACTGTTTTAGTTCAGTTTGGACAGCTTCAATCTCAGTGTTGAGTGCCTGTAGATCGATTTCGGCCTTCTGAGCAGCGGTAATCCCTAGTCCGTGAATATAGAGTTGTACGGTCTTAAATCTATTCGCTTCTTCTGTCGCCGCCTGGATTAGCTTATCGGAATTCTCCATTTGAGCCTTAACAATCGCTAGGCGCTCCTTGGACACATCAGAGGACATCTTTGCATACTCTTGTTCCCGCTTAAGCTCTTCCTTTAGGTAGCTTAAGAGCAAATCGGCGTTCTGTATCTGATCCTTGTGTTCCTGGACAAATTGGGCTTTCTCCTCTGTTGTAAGGCTCTTCCATTTGTCCGGAGTCGCAACATCAGATAACCCACTGATTTCAAACGATTGACTACCGCTACTTACGTTCTCTCCCGTGGATAGTGCATTGTACATACCCTTGGTATAGTTACCCAAGGAAGCCTCATAGTAGTGTTGGTCTTTCAGTATACGAGCATATTCCTCTATAGTACTAGCATCAGTTATCCCGGCATATTTTACAATGTACTTGGCGAAGTAATCAGCGAATTCTTCAGGAGAATTAAACGACAGGTAATCTCCATCTTCTCCTTTGAGGCCACCCCAGTTATTACTGTTGACCGCAAGGTCAGAGCTAAAGTTCCCCGATTCGTGATACCACTGTGCCCACACGAAATCCGCAGGAATCCCGGTTTGTTCGGATACTCGCTGTGCAAGGTCATAAGGACTATTGCTGCCACCAGTTCCTTCAACAGTTACTCCAGTACTATCCGCAAAACTATTGATTTTGTCGATATAGGTTTGCTTGAGTCCGCTGATGGAGTCTTGAGTTTGCTTCAGTTCCTGCAATCGGGCAGTCATAAGCTTGATACGGTTGGCAGTGGAATCCACAGTAACCCCATATAACTCTTCAGATGTCTTGAGGTTATTCAGAGATTCATTGTACTTATCTGTAGCAATCTTATGCTTGCTCATGATCTGCTCAAGCTCTAGGAAGTCTACCTTGGATTGGAGTGATGCAGTCCTATCCTGGGGGGGATTCTTTGCACCTTTGCCGCTACCACCGCTACCATCGGCATTCCTGCCACCGGACGCTGGAGGATTATAGTCGATGCCGGTTGTAGCTATGCGAATTCTATCTTGTTGAGCTTTGTTTAATTCATTTAGCCAATATTGCAGTCCTTCGTTAACGATTGCTTTCCCTTTTTGGCGCGATTGTTCTGCCGCTTCGTCTTCTTGAGATGCCATATCAAGGTAGACTTGCTTTTGTTTTTCATCAGTAGTGCGTTCAGCAGCATCACGGTTAAGACTCGCTAATTTCTCATGATAGCCAGTGTTCCATTCTTGAGCGGTTAGCAGCGCCGCCTTCCACACTCCAAGTAGATTAATTTTCTTGGTAATACTATCTTTGAACGCATCGACTTCCTGATAGTATGCATCTACGCAATTCTGTAGCCATTGGACTTTGTTATCTAGGTCCACAACCAGTTGGGCTTGCATAGTCTTTAGAGCTACTTTTTTCTCATCTATAGCACCGACAAAGGCATCCTTTTCTTGCTTTATAGATCCCTCTGAATAGCCATTATCCCTAATATGCTTCATCGCATCTTGCCCAAGGATATTCGTGAGTTGTTGATCGGTGGCCGCTAGATCGGCTTTGATTACCCTGAGTTTTTCATCAGATAGTCCCTCTTGCTGCGACTGTGCAATGAGCTTTGCCCTAGCAGCGAACAGGTTATCTATGAACTGTGCCTGTTTCTCGTACATATCGATCTGCTGAGATGCTGTGGCAATATTATCCTGAGCCTGCTGTTGTGATTCCCGCTCTTTATCTTTGGCTTCCCCAAGCATTTCAAGGTAACTTCCGATAGCGAAAGACAGAGCGGCCAACACAGTAATAACAAGATTCCATTTCGATGCATACGCTGTGGCTTTCCCAAGTAGCGTAGTAGCGGCAGCGGCTTCTTTTGCGGCTTCTTTATATGTGCTTAGAACACTTGCTGCTGCGCCTATCCCAAGAATTAGTGTGGTCGTTCCCGCAATAAACTTTATCTGTGTAGAGGATAACATTTGCAAACCAAGTGCAGCCCTATCAAGACCAGAAACCAATCCTTTGATAAAATTGGTAAATCCCGCATTCCCGGTTTCTACAGCTAACCCCTGTAGATCAGCTTTGAGCTTTTCGATCTGTCTCGCAAGAGTATCCATCTGCATCTTAATCTGTCCTGCAGCGAATCCCGCAGAATTCAAGGCAAGTCCCCAGGTTTCAATGAACGTCTTATAGTCACCTAGCATAGCAGAAGCCTTAGACCATTGCCACTTACCACCAGAAATTGCCTGGAATAGCTTTTCGAGGTCTTTATCCGTCGTTTGTGCGGTCAATGCCAAATCCAACAGGACATCTTGAGCTTTCCTAAAGGATACTTCGCCATCCTTACCGACTTCCTTGACAGCTATCCCAAGTTTATCTAGTTCTGCCTGTGCTTTATCACTACGGAACGAACCAAGGACTGACTTAATCATCGTGCCGATTTCATTACCGGATTTGCCTGTGGCACGAACACCAGTGGCAATCATTGCGGTCAAAAACTCGAAGTCTACACCAGTCATATGCGCAACACTACCGGCTTGTTCAACACCATGTGCTAAATCCTGTGCTGATGCTTGAGCATTATGAGCAACGTTAGTGTATACATCGACGATCTTAGCGCCATACGCCGTAGCTTCTGCAGCATTCTTCGCGACAAGCCCATATTGGAACATTGCGGCTTCAAGGGATTTGTTGGCATCAACCAATGATAAGTTATCGGCAACCGTCAAGATAGCCGATTGATGAACCAATGCGTTAACTATAGCGAGGTCTTTGTATGCCCTACCCCACAGCTTACCAGCCTCTATGATGTCCTTGACTTTCTCTCCATACACTGCGGCGATATTGATGAATTTCATAGTTTGCTCATTGAGAGCTTCCTGGCTACTATGGAGTCCTTTATTGACCTGTTGCATTCCGGCCATTCCCTGTTCGACCTCTTTGATCGACTGAATAAGTTCAACAGGAATGGCAAATGTAGCTCCTAAGACAAGACCAGTGACCATCCAATTAAAATGACTACGGAATTTCTGCATAAACGAACCAAGATAATCTGCCTTTTGTGCAGCAGTACCCATAGCTTTGTTAAACCCATCAAGGTCCGTAGTCAACTGCTGCAACTGTAATTTTTTCTCGCTAAACCCTTTAGATGCCGCTAGTTTCTCTTCGGCGTCTTTTGAACGAACCATAGTAGTGTAGTACTTTTGTGCTTCTTCATTAACCTTGCTAATCTTTGTCTGAAGAGTGACGTAGGTTTCCAAGGGAGCCGTAGGGAGCGCTATAGAAGACACTGGGGATTTTTTAAGTCCACTTAGAGAATCTATTTGGCTTTGTATCTGCTGGGCCATATATGGATTCTTTTGTTCAACATAGCGTATCTTTTGATTCTCTAATTCCCTAGTCATCTGACGGAGTGTCGTTAGCTCATCTTGTTGTGCCTTATTTACTTGTTCAGAAGCTATCCTTTGTTGCTCAATAGCCTTAGCAATAGCCATGCGTTGAGAGGCTTCTTGTTGTAGCTGTTTATCACGGGTAGTTGCAAAGTTACTCTCAAGTATACTTTGTTGCTTTAGTAAATCGATTTCTTTAGTACGTGCTTCAGCAATCTTAGTTTCATACTCAAGTTCTCCCAAAGACCCTTTGTCTTTAGCTTGAACAAGACTGTCCATTTCTTTCCGTATATCACTAATCTGCTGTTTAATCGTCTTAAATTTCTCTTCGGCCTGCGTTATATTCGCTTTAACTTCAAAACTTATCGATTGTCCTTCTGCCACTGTCTCACCACCTTATAGCTTCCCATTGCCGTTCATTAGAAACTGCCAAGCGTCTTCACCTTTAACTTTTACCTTTTGTGTTCCATCGCCATTATCGGTAACACCCTCGGGATCTTCGTTGTTCTTGGCGATTCCATCGTAGTAATCTTCAAGTTGTGGAATAGTCCACTCCATAATGTCATCTATCGTGTGCGATGAGTTTTGCGTTATTCCGGCGTAGAGTTGGGACCAGTTAGAATCCCCAGTTGCATCTCCAGCTTTTTTTTTAGACCTGAAGCATCGCAGTATGCAGCGAGTACTTCAGACATCTGCTTAACATCTATCCACTTCTCAATATTTTCTTGAATGTCACTAAGCGCCATCTCAAGTAGTAACCACATAGAAATCCACGCTTCATCATCAACAACCTCTTGCCCATCTTCAGTAAGCACAGGTTTCCCATATTCATCTTTAAGTGTCTCTGGGAAGTTATTGATTACATACACATCGTCTATCTTAGAGAACAATTCACGTACAATGTCCTTGTCTCGAATTTTCATAGGGAATATATAGTGTTTCTTGCCATCTTCATCGAGTACAAACTCATGTCTACGAGTGAACTCATCTTGAGCTTTTGTTACTGCCATTTGCTACCTCCTAAAGTAAAATGAGGGGCTTTTGGCCCCTCATTCGCATTAGCTATACTGTACAACCGAGTACGAGATGTTGCGATCATCGTCTCTACCGGAATCCTGAATCTCAAACTCAAGTTTCGGAGAGAACGCTGCAGATTTCTTCGCATCATACGAGAAGTTGCCATTGCACTTCACATTGAACACACGAACATCGGCTTTATAACAATGACCATCCGATTGTTCCTCGGAAATAACCGAATGCCTCAACTCGCAATTACCTGTTACACTTTCATTTAGGACATCCAAAGAGATACCGGCAGAATTAGTGTAGTAGTAATCGAACTTAATGGGATTCGTAAGAGTACTTAAGACAGTGACAACACCAGCAGTAGTCACTTCAAACTGTGTCGCTGTGGTGGGAGCAGTAGTCACACGAGTGAGCGGAAGCCCTGTCACGGTATCTACTGCAACAACATCGGCAACGATAACATTTTCAGTCTGAGTCAACTGAGCAGTGCCCGAAGAAGGAGTTATTGTTTCCGTCACACGCTCCTCCGAGGATGTAGACGTAAGAGTACCACCCTGAGTAAACTTAGCCTGATTCAGGGAAAACTTAGCATTCGTAATGGTGATCTTGCCGCTCTTTGCGGTTACAAACTGCAGCAAAGGCCAGGGGCTAGAGCCGCCCTCCTGTTTACCCATAGTAGCCGAAGTCTGAATCTGGAGATCCTGCGCGTAGTCGATATCCAAGACAGAACCATCGGTATACACCAATGTGGTTGTCCCTACGCCATTCAGGATAATATCAGTAGAAGTCAACAAACTCATTCTTTACATCATTCCTTTTCATTAGATATAACAAAAGAGCCGCGAAAGCGGCTCCAAAGTCCTTGTATTATGAAGTTTTGAGATGTTATGTTGGTTGCCCTTAGAATCATAAGGGCATCATTGGTTATCTTCTATTTCTTCCTTATGGAAGGAGAAATTAAGAACCCACCAGGGGTTTATAGATTATCCTATAGCCATACACAAAGGGTAGCGTTGCTATTTGTCCTTCATTAGATATCTCTACATCCCTAAAGTTTGCCTTCAATACCCTATCGATGGACTTTTTGATAAGCTTTGCATTAGCCCGAGAAGCACTATAGACGTTGAACTCAAGATACCCATGATTGACCAAATAATTACCTGTGGCACGAGTATTAAGGAAACCAAAGTCAAAGAAGTCAAGCATGTCCTTGTCGAGTACTGTGGGGTCTTGGAAAGACCTTCGTATCTTAGAATCACACAAGTCTTCATCAGTAATATCCAGGAGAGAACACAAGGTACTATCAGCAACAAATGCCTCATACATTGCATCTTGTAAGTCCAAAGCTTCCATAGGACCACCTCCTTAGATATACATTTCGATACTCATAGCAAGTTGCGAAGCAACATCCTTTTGGATCGCTTGTTGGATACTCGGGATTATCTCAGGATATGCATCCTCGATTTCTTGACGAATAACATAAAACGGGACCATAGTCATCCCAGGATACACAGGTTTAAGTTCTAAATCTCTCCCAGCAGCACGCCCTGAAGAATACTCGGGGTTCCCATCGAGGTCAGTGTATGGACCTTTGTCACGGCCCCTTATGGTCATATCTGAGGCACTACGATAATGATTGAAGTTAGGACTGTTCGCATATTCCTTAAGATAGGGATTCTCAGATACCCCAGCAGCTTCAGAACCACTACCAAACTCTGCAATCCATGCCTTTCCTCCAGAGGCTTCTATGGTAGCAACCAGTGTATCTCCTACGACCTTCGGAAGACTTGCTTCAATCTCAGCCTCGCCCTGGATGCCAACCATGTTTCCCCATTTAGCCTTAACACGACTACAGATTTCCTCTGTCCACTCCGCGAGAACCGTAGCTACTGCATCAGTTATCATCTGGTGTCATCCTTAACCTGGACAACATAAAGACCTTCATAGGTTCCATCGTCAATCGCAGTGACACAGTATTTCTTGCTATTCAATACGATCCTATGGTTGAGCGCAAGTGTTATCTGCGGAAGTATCAGTTTCTTCACGGTTGTATCCAAGAGTCCTGCATCATACTGCCTCATACTTGCTGTGACCGTAGATTGGGCACAAGGATTATCCGTGGAAACTGAAGAGCTTTTGTAACCCGAAGAAAGACTGCCGGTGACAGAGTAAACATCAATAGTACAATTGGTCCGCTGAAGCTGTGCTATCTTACTAAAGTATCCATTGCGACGAGAAATGACAAAGTAGTCATTGGTACTGGTGTCAGTCACAAGATCCCCACATACAAGAGCCGTAGCGTCATCCAAAAGTACTTCATATAGGTAGTTTTCAGTGAATCTGCTGTTGGACTTACCTTTCCTCTTGAACACCATATACTCACTGGATTTTCCCTTTATGCTACAGAGAACCTTACGATCTGGAAAGAAATCCTGCATCATACACCTCTGTACTTGTTGAGTACGCGCCGGACATCTGAAGTAATGATCGAGTCATCAAGGAACTGTAATGTCACATCAAAGTCTGTGACTCTGTTAGCCCCAAAGGTTCCTCTCTTGGCAATGTTCTGCGCAATAATCGCGCAGGCCAGCTTTAGATCATCCGGTGCTGTAGTATATCCATAGGTATAGGTCACAAGGAGTGTTTGGGGTGTTCCCCCGAAGATCATTTGGCCTAATCCACAGTCAGGGTAGTAATCTACATATCCAAAGGAGTCTACGTAAACTCTTGAGGTATCAATCGTCTCTGTGGTCAATCCAAAGGGAGTCCTAAGTTGGGTCTTGAGTATATCAACCGAAACCAGTGGGATATACTCTTTGACTTTCGAAAGCTTTGGTTTTGCATATCCGGAGAGACTAATACGTTCGTCTGACACCTGTTGCTTGCCAATGTCCCCAACATAGGAATTTATCAAGATATTCGCTTGGTTCAACACGGTATCATCAATAGTTGCCGATGTATATGCCGATAATTCGGATTGCGTAAGGATTATCATTTTGCTATCCCTGCTGCTTTCAGCTTTTCGGCATGTTCGGTTGCAACTTCTGCCTTTCCATCTCGGAACATAAAGGTTCCATAGGATGTATATACAACATGCCCTTTGACAAGCTCATTGGGAGACGTAGCGTTTAGCTCCACTGTCACTTTTGTCTTGCCGGAGTCAACCATTGTAATTTTTCTAGCTATCTCAATCACCTCTCAAAGAGAACAAAAGAGTGGCAAAAGCCACTCCTTACGCAGTATAAGTCGCGATGCAATGGGCTACATCAGGATATTCTACGACAACATTGTCGGCCATGAAGATAACATAGTCATCAACAAGACTCTCCACGCGACCAAGCTTGAACACAACAGGATCACCATAGGAAACCCCATCGCTGACAAAGTAATGCCGAACGATCAGATCCTCGTTCAGGAACAGAATCTTATGGTCATACTTAGTGCTATCCGTAGAATTGGCGCTGTACGGAACCTCGGAATCACGGATGATCGGAAGGATACCCGCAGTAGTCATGATACCAGGAACAATAGTACCAGGAGTAAGCTCCACAGTATAAACCTTAATGTTATTGTCCTTGTTATCGATTTCTTTGTCGATAATATCGGCAGTCATCGGATTCATGTAGAGCGCGGTAGGTTTCGCCCGAGCAACACCGAATTTCTTGTTCATCATAGTCGCAACCTGAGTCTTAATCTGCTGAGTCAACAGAGTGTCAGTGTCAAATGTTGCAGTGTTCGTAATGGCTGTCATAAGGCCCATGTACTGGAGGGTCGTAGGAGTGCCATAGGAAGTATCAGTCCCGCTATAGATAGCTGTGTTGGACACACCCAGGCAATCCGCGAGAGCGTCCCTCATGTCCTGCTCAAGAATATACGAGAAAGTCCCGTTCTTGGTCAGTGCAGTATCGAAGAAGTTATAGGTGATACGGCTGGTGATACATTTGAGCTTCGCCAGCATCTCAACGCGAGTCGGGTAGTTCGTTGCAGTAGGCGCGATACTCCGAGGATCAGAGAATGCGGCATTCCGCGCCATACCCGTCTGCTCTACCCAACGGAATGTCTCAAGTCCTTCCGGGCGAGCCTTAATACGACTGCGGATTAGTGTGTCCCGCGAAAGAATATCCCGGATGATCGGGTCAACTTCAGGAAACACCAGGGCATGTTTGCTGTTGATATCAGCGATATCAGCAAAGTTTGCTTTAAGAATACGATTACTCATTCATTTATCATCCTTTTCAATTCTGTTGTTTGCTGCGGGAGTACCGCAGTTTACGCTTGTTAGTTGTAATTCAGGGCATAAAAATAGACCGCTTATTCAGCAGCCTTCACTTCTCGAAGCTGGAGTAAATCCTGGAACTTTTCAGAGGGAGATAGTGTAGCATCACTCAAGATAGCCTTCTGTTTGTCATTGTCGCCTGCGAAACGCTTCTGAATTCGTCCAAAGGCCATCGACTTCCGCTGCACCTCAAGCTTCTTTGCTTCCTCCTTCTGTTTCGCCTCAAGTTCAGCCTTGGCTTTAGCTTCGGCTTCTGCGGCGGCAGCTTCCTCTGCGGCTTTCTTCGCGGCGAGTTCAGCAGCTTCCTTAGCGGCCTGTTCCCCTGCTTCTTTCTCTGCTTTAGCTGCGGCCAACTCTGCGTTAACCTTGGAAACCTCACTGGAAAGCGTCTCGATCTGCTGCGCGAATTCCGCTTTGACACCCTCAATGTTGTCACTAATTGTCTTACTAATGCTTGCAGTAAACTCCCCAAGCATTTTCTTCAGTAACTCTTCATTCATTTTCATTCCACCTTTGTGTTTTTCTTGTGCCGCAATGTACGTCTTCTTGAATGCCGCCAGGTCAGCAAACAGTACAGCAACTCCAGTAAACTCAACATTCACAGCATTGTAATACTCACCCATGTCTACGGGATCAAAGTAAACCTCCACAGAAAACCCTAACGATTCCTTAGCGTTTCGATAGACATAGCAAACATCGGGAAAATCATTGTCCCATAAGCCACCAGAGATAACCATTTCATTTCCATTAAGTACCGGAGTCTCAACTACGCCAATCTTAAATCGACTATCGTGTCCAGAGAATACTTCCGCTGGACCATCCCAAAAATCATCAGGAAACCTACAGTTGATTCCCATAGAGGTCATTGTGCTTAATGCCTTTTGAACCTCCTCTTGTGGAAATGCTACAGGCTTGTCTAGGCCACCACTTGGGATTCCATCAGAAGGTGTATCAGTGAAGAGGCATGTCCCTTTAAATGGAAGCCAATTGAGCCTGCTGTCACCTTCAAATTTGACATGGGTTATTCCGAAGGAAAGACACTTTTTATTCATCAGTTTCACCTCCCTTCGCTGCCGTATTGTTTGCTTTAGCATCTCCAAAGCCTTGAATGCCGTACTTCTCATTTACTTTAGCCTTGTATACTGTGACATAATCATCGGCATATTCATCAGTTGACGGCGGGAAACCCAATAGCTTTCTCAGTTCATTCCTTGTGATAGCGTCACCGGCGTATGCATCAGTAGCCATCTTTTGTTTGGCCTGTTGCTGCTCTACTGTATCAGCCCATATAAATCGGAAGACAATCTTATCGCCATACCCGGCGAGTCTCACTAGTCGATTTATGGCATCCTCTACGACCTCAGCATAGGGTCGAATACAGTCTTGCAATAGGTTCTCATTGATTTCAGAGATTTTACTGCGGTCGTTGCTTTTGGCTATCGCAAGCTTTTCCGGAGGAATACCAAAGGACAGCGCAATGATAGCTATGACAAACTGCTGGTACTGCATAAAGGTTGCTTCTTCGGATACCGGAGCTATCTGGACACTTTGGACATCATCAGCGCCGACTATAGGCAATGTGGGCCGTCCCATGCATTCCTGCATGAAGTAGTTCCGGTATGCATCGAGCTTATCCCCGATACCTTTGATGTTCGCAAGGTATTTCGGTAATGCGTTACTCGCGATATCAGAAGAATACGCAAAGGTTTTCGTAAGAGCCTTAATGTACTCAAAAGCACTTTCTATAGGAGAAAGTCCATAGGGATTATTAGTGAACCATTGCTTCCTCATGTAGATAATCTCGTCTGGCCGGAAGAACACATAGTTCTCCGGAATCGACATGAGGTCATCGGTAACTCTTTGGGCATAAGCATAAGTCGGGTCATTGAGGACAATGTTCATCGTGTAGCCATCTGTGGGAAATAAAAATAGTGGCCTAAAGGGATTACCCGTTGGAGCCACTTCAAAACAACCACAGTCACCACTCACGAGGTCTTCATGGATAGCCGTGAAGAACGACAAGCGAGTATCTATATTATTCGGTTTGTCTAGCATGTCGTTGAACATTGTGATTACGCCAGTGTAATCTGTGGGATCGCCAGGGACTTTATTGGTGAATTCAAAAGGTTGTCTCACGAGTTTGTCCTTGATGATATTGATGCATCTGCGGACCACAGGATTGTATCTACTCCAATTCCTCAGTTTCAATGAGTCCGGCTTTGGAGGTGTAACCCGCTTCCCACTGATCTGTATGAACGGGACATAAGAACCATAAGGAGTAATAGTGTAGCCCTGCTGAGTTTTCTGGTGAGGAACATTAGGTTTTCGCCCAAGTTTAATCAACTGCTTCTTTCGTTTCAATTACTCACCTCCTCCCTATGAGATCATTGATACCAAAGGAACCTCTTGTAGATTCTATAGATAGATTCGTGAAGGAAAACTGGTTTATAGCAGCCCCGCCAATGACACCTACTGTTGATATCCACAAGGCATCCATAAGATTATCTGAAGCACCCTTGGGAAACCTTCGCAATTCCTCAAGTAACTTTCGTTGGTCATTACGGAATTTAAAATAGCCATTCCTGATAGGAATGACCAGCGAGCGCAACTTCAGTTCTTTCTTTTGTGTATTTGGAACCTTAATGCCATCAAAGGGAAGATACAGACCGGAATCCAATGCTCTCTTCTCTGCGATATCCTTGATGAGTATCTGGAATACAACGTCCTCTATCGCTATTCTTCGGATTTTCGAATAGTACTGAACAGCGTATAACAATAGTTGGTCTATGAGGTCTTCTGTGGGGACTCTGCGGGAGAACGTCTCAAGAACGTACAGATAGGTGTTCACGGCTTTCCCTACGACAGCGATCGCAGAGTCGTCAGACCTACTTTTGGATTTAGCCGCAGCATCTACACCAATGAACACATCAGTTATCTCAGGAAGCTCATCTTGAGTGTAGATATTTCTTGTGAGCCATTCCTCTTTGAACTCCCGAGATTCCTCAAGTAATCCGTCGTTTTGATATTCTGTGGCAAACGCATCAGTTCCAATGCGCTGCTTTTCTTTCATGAGAAATAGATAGGTATCTTCATATCTATCCCAAAGAACCTTAGTCCCCTTTAGCATTTCTTTGCGATGCTTTCGGTACAACTTGTCGGCATCTTGAACTCTATTGGGATTGGACAGGTCATTTCTCATGTTTAGCCATTCGTCCCACAAAGGGGAATCCGAAAACTCCATGATTGCTTGATACTTCTTCGTGAAGTAATCACTGAACTGAGCATCGTTTAGCATCATGTACAACAGGCAGGCATCATTAAGAATTGTCCCTATGACAAACACTGAGCAGTACTTCTCGCCACATGGCATTAAGACTTTGTTGTACCAATCGTATAGCTTTTGACGTTGATCGGAATTGCTGGAGTTAGCTTCAGAAAGTATATCGTCACATATGATAACTGTAGGGCGCACATTGAACATCTTGACACCACGAGTAGCCATCTCAGAACCTTTAGTGCTTACACACACTTTGTTCTTACATGCGATTTTATCAGTAGTCCAGATGACATCACCACGGAGATTACCGAAGTCCTCAATGAACTTTTCGTTAGTTTCAATGAACTGTCGTATGTCAATGATGAACTGCCGTCCTAATGAACCTTCAGAAGTTACTATAAGAATATTCCTAGTGTGACCATAAGCAATACACCAGAGTGGAAACGCAAAGGATGTCCAGAAGCTCTTGCCATGTCCACGAGGACTTACAAAGCAGCTATATGTTTTCTCGCGTTTCCTTCTCAAGACTATATCTTCAAGTCTATCCGCAATGTCATAATGGAAACTGCAGAAGTCATCAAGCTCTCCATCAGAAAGATATGTCTTCACGAATTCGACCAATGAATTCCTACAGCGTTCCTTGTCGGACATATCAGTAGAGACAATGTTGCCCGTAGGATCTTCGTTAATAATCATCCCTAGTAAATCATCCGTACCCTCTCACCTCCTTTGGCATAAAATAAGACGCTCATCATAAGCGTCAGTCTTCTTCATATTCATCCTGTTGTTGAAATCCTATGGCATCCGCTGCACACTGCTGTTTTATCTCTTGTTTCGTTAGGTCTGAATTTGAGATCCCAATGATTATGTCAAAGTCAGATTCTTTGGAGCCGTTGATAGTCAATGAATCGAAATAGATCGGTTTATCGTCAATCTTAAGTACGGTTCCTTTGTATTTCCCGTTGGTTTCAATGGATATCTTCTGTCTTTTCAATGGTTTCCTCCTGATTTCCACCTGAAATTACTACCAAAGATACATGTACTCCTCTGTAATCCCTTCATAAACTCTTCTTCAGTGAATAGTTCAAAGTACAAATCAGGATTACTGCGGTCGAACCCATCGGGATCAACAACGAATACATCGAATTCCTCTTGCCATTCCGGGATTGTCTTTCGTTCTTCCATTAGTCCCTCCATTAGTCGCTTAGTTTAGCGATGATACTAGCGGCAAGTACCCGCTGATCTTCAGTGAGCGATGTGGATGTTTTGTTTGCTTCAGCTAAGACTTTGACCAACGCAAGCTCCTGATCGGTGAGGTCCGTGTTATAATCAGAGGTTGCTACCGCGAGAGCTTTCGCTGTTCCGAACTTTCGCCATTGTGAATCCAGGTAGATTTCCTCAAGAGAAACAGTGATACTATCTGTCCCCACTGCTGTAATAGTTCCATTGACATTTACTGTGTCGTTAACGCTAATCATTAGCTATTCCTCCATTCATCAAGTGAACCCGTAAGTTTCATTATGATTTCCTTCATATAACCTTTGCGAACAATGTCATCTTCGCTGTTCATGTTCACGATGCCCACCATAGGACTTCCACCAAGATAATGCATCAGGAACGATAGTCCATCTTTGCCTTTCTTAAGACTCCTGTTGACACACTGTTCTGGTCTACAGTCACCCGTAAGGATTACCTTTTCGGCCCCACGAGTAAGTATGCAGTACATGGCTTCAGGAGAAATCAACTGTGCCTCATCGACAATCAAGATGTACCCTGTGAGATCCATCCCCTGAAGTCTATAGAGCGACTGTAGAACTACTGTTTCCGAATCTATCAAGCTTTCTATTGGTTCGTTAAAGAAAGAGCTACAGTAGATCGTAAGCTGCTTCAGAATAGGCATAAGCTTGTCTATATCAGTGCCTTTGGTGTAGCCGATGTCTTTCCCTATGCCTTCATTGGCCCTGACCAAGTATATCCCTTTGGCCTCTCCACGGAGGACCGCTTGCACGGCATAGTAAACAGCAGAAATACTTTTGGAGGTACCGGCGTATCCATCGCACACCACTATATACTTGCTTTTGTCCTTGAGGTATCTGTGATATTTCCGGTGATTCTCGGTAACAGCCACGGGGCGTTCATAACGAACATAGTCAGGCTTAGGTAAATCTCTGAATTGCCTCTGTTTTGACACGGTTTTCTCCTTTGATAACGAAGATTTCTATTACGACTTCTGAAACACGTAGAAACTATTTAACACCCAAAGTAATATCCTAAAACTACGCTATGGTACGGGTTTAAGAAGACCTTGGTATGACTGTAGACAGGGAGTTTGTATTTCACAGGAGTATGCCTTTGGTGAACTTTTGGGCGAAAATATGGATACAGACTGAGGAAACACTATACCCGCGCCCTGATCCTCCAGCGTCCTCCGTTTGGACTGACGAAAGTCACCTGCCCCGCCCGGAATATCCACACTATACCTATTGTATGGACTTTATTCCAGCTATCGAATACCTTTGTATGTCTGTGATGCACTGCCGCTATTCTTGGCCTTTGTCCTGTCGTGGCGTACAAAGTTTGATCCTGCTGCCGGTTCTTCTGTTATTCTGTTGTCGCATACTGTTGTATAATACATTAGTTGTATATTGCAACCATAATTAATGGTATGTAGCGCATATTACGCAGTATTCATGCGCTTTTCCTTCGCTTTCCTCTGTCGTTCTATTGTTGTTCTTCTGCTTTCCTCCGTCCGTATCCTTATTCACTCTTCTGTATACTCATTCATCCATAGTACGCCATATAAGCCGCGATATTCTTCCCTTTCTCTTTTGTGTCCTCTTGTGTCTCTTCGGTCATTTCTAAAGGCTTCTATGCCGCTTCTTACGCTTATACGGTTGTAATACTATAACCCTTGTATTTACTGTGTTCTTTAAGAATTTTATGTCTTTAATTAGTTGTATTTTAGTTGTAAACATGCTATAATAAGAGTATCGAAAGGGACAACAAAGGAGGTTATACAATGAAAGTCTATGATACTCGCGTACCGATTCATGAAACTGCAGACGGTCTTCCGTCAATACATGATCTAATAGAGAAGCTTGGCGAGATGCTAGAACAGTACAATATTAGCTATTGCTTTTCACTGCCCAGCGCACAAGAACAGGAGCAGGACAAAACTTTCTGTTACTGGTTGCATTCCCTATCAGAGCAGAACACAGAATTAACTTTAGTCGTATCACTCTTCTGTCGCTTATATCTCAAGAAGGACACGCAGAAAATACTAGAATCAATTGTGAAATCTTTCGGGCGTCATATCGCCTAGCATTTCCGACTGCCGAATGATACAATAGAGACAACAAAGGGAGGCCGACAGCATGACCGACAGGGAACTTATGGAAAAAATTCTAGAGAAAGTAACATCAACAGATTCCAGACTCGCCCAGGTCGAAACAAAGGTTAACGCCATAGGGACTAAGCTAGACCGGGTTGAAACTAGGGTTAACCAATTGCCAGCGACCGGCGATATTCTCGGAATGGCCGAAGGTATACAGAAGGAAGTCGCAAAAATTAACGCTAGAATCCTTACTGTTGAACGTGTCACGGCTCAGAATTGGAATGACATTACAGAACTGAAGAAGGCATAAGGGTTTATTCCCTTTGCCTTCCCTTACAACTAACTAGCGTAAACAAAAGGAGGATAAATTATTATGATTCGTGTGTACGTTGCAAATCTTGCCAAGTATAACGCAGGGATTCTCAAAGGTAAATGGATTGACCTGCCTTGCGATGACCTAAACGACGAACTTGATGATATTTTGGGAGTTGACACAGAAGGGAACCGGATTGACGAAGAGTACGCCATACATGATTACGAAACAGACATTGAAGGACTAAAGATAAGTGAATACGACAGCTTAACCACCTTGGACGAACTAGCAGAACGTGTGGAAGACCTGGGAACCGGTGAACAAGATACCCTGGCCGCTATCATAGCGGCCACCGGGTACGACCTAGGGGAAGCTCTTGACGTACTGGAGAAAGGAAACTACTCTTTCTATCCCGGATGTGATTCCCTGGCGGACCTTGCACAATATATGGTTGACGAGGGACTTTTTGGAGATACCGACCAAATGGGGAACCTTGTAAACTACATAGATTATGAAGCCCTGGGCAGGGACTTAGGATTCGATGGATACACGGAAACAGACAAAGGTATCATAAGGATCGACTAAGGAGCATAACAGCATGAAATACGGAAATAAAAGAGACTGTCCAAAGATAGACATATTTTATAACAAAAGATATGCCTGCAGTACAACATGGGCAAGGGAACGTTGGTTACTTAAGAATCCTACGGCAAAACCTGAGCTAGCAAAGGCTCATAAAGCGTCTTCCTATGCCCATTGATACAACTATAAAGCGTAAACAGTCGAAATGCCAGGGAAGACCTGGCATCTACCGAGGGACGGCCTCCCGGTACTGAGGAGACAGGCCAAAGGAGGATGAAAGAACAATGGTTACTATTAAAATTGATACTGCTAATGCCGCATTCCAAGACAACAAGAATACCGAAGTAATAAGAATACTACGGAAGATTATTAAGTGGTTAGAACGGGACAACGAAATAACATGTCAGCCATACACAGTTTTAGATACCAACGGTAACACCTGTTGTAATGTCATAGAGACAGAAGAAGAAATACAAGCGTAAGCCAAAGGAGGTTCTAGAATGATACTAGATCAAGCGAAGAACTATAGTGGCACAAAATACTATGTTGTTAGTCGGATTTACGACAGTATGAAAGTCAAGTCTACAATTTTACTTGAATCAGAATACGCAGGACAAAAGACGGAAAACTGTGCTACCTATGACCAATATGTCGATGTTTTCACCAGCTACCAAAAGGCCGAACGCTTTCATAAAGATAACCTTGGCATTAAATAAGGAGTGTTAACATGCGTAAACTCAAGAAATACCACGGCTGGGGCATATACAAAGGCAAGGACGATGGAGGGACAATAGTATACTATGTCTTCCTGCCTGGGCAATCTCCAGACACTTGCGATTATCCCGAGTGGGAAGCTGGGAGCATTCAGGAAGCGTATGACTTTATCGATTCCTATTGATTCTATGGAGGGACTAAGAATGTCTAAAATCACCGCAGAGCTCCTAAAGGATATCTTGCCGCATGGCTCAGGAATTGACTGTGACTGGCAAATAGAGGACAAAGGGAATTACATTCGCTGCGACAACTCCTATCATGTAATGAATGACACTGGCTATTACATTGGCTGGCTTGATTTCTCGGTCATTGTACCCAAGAAAGCGCCAAAGGATTTCCGGATTCACTTCCACACGAATAGCACAGGAAGGCGCTGGATACAACAGCTAGACCTTAAAGAAGCTTTAACAGATAACATGGATTACCGTATGAAGGCGCATGGACTATGAAAGAATACCTTGTTCGGCTTATGCTGGAATACTTGAGAACCAAGAAAGGCAAGGCCAATGTATAACCGTCTGTTGTCCTACTTCGAACCTGTGGCAGTCTATGGCCTACTCTTGGCCTTCTGCATAACAGCTATCGACACTTACATAGGAAGGTGATACAGTGTTACACTTCGGTGCCTTGGCAATCCTTATGTTCATAACCTTGGTAAAACGAGAAAAGAAATAAGGAGGGCTTGTGCCCTCCCCGTTTCACCCTAGATACCTTGAAATTCTGTCGGCTATAAATGGAACGCCTTTAGACTGAACTAATGTTTGAACATAGCGGCCATGATCCTTGACAATGAAATAGCCTTGGTCGATATACTCCTGATAGGGTACATTGTTATACTTTAGAATTCCCTCTCGTCTTAACCATCGGAACAGCCTATCGCGGCCAGTTTGGAGAACCTTGGCAACTTCGGCAATGGTTTGCGCATTGGTTTTCTTTTGTGATATACTGGAAACTGCGAAGGCATTCAAAATGACTTCTTTAACCCTCTGCGGATATGTAGCGATATCTACAGAGGCGACCCATGCCGGAACATATGCAATGTCGATGCAGGGCATTAGTTTGCTTAGGTTAGAGAAATAAATGTCCCTGCGTCCCTTGCGTATGCGATAGTTCCAATAGTCAAAATCAAGCCCCAAACTCTTGCATGCCGAGGGAATACTGACGTAGACCGTACCTGTAGAAATTTCCTTGATAACCTGTAGCTTGTGGTAGTTGTAGCGAACCTCTTTGAATTCCCAATTCATCCTATTTCCTCCACGCCAATACTTAGGGTATCCATAAAGAGGTTACTAGATGATAAGTCAAAAGAGCATTCCCTATACTTATACAATTGTCCATTGTGGAATACTGCGTCCGTTTCCTTGACTAGTCTTAGAAAGTCTAAAGCTGATTTTTCGGATTCGACACGGAATAAACTTCGTTCCCCTTCGGCTGACTTATTGAAAAATTCCACTTGTAACATAAAACCACTCCCTTAGTATATTTAGAAGTTTTACTTCTATTTCTATTATAGATGTTTTACTTCTAAAAATCAAGGAGTTAACTATGAAAATTTTTGCTGAAAGACTACGAGAATTAAGGAAACTACACAAGATAAACCAAAGTAAACTCGCTGAAGTTCTTTCTATTAATCAAAGACAGATATCTTATTATGAGAACGACACGAATGAACCTTCATTAGAAAGCCTTATTGCGCTCGCTGATTACTTTAGTGTTTCTGTTGACTATCTTCTGGGACGTACAGATGACCCAAAGGTCCATGGTAGGACTTTAGAAATCACTGGAAGGACCCAGAGGATTTACAAAAAGTAACTCGAAAGTAAGTGTGTAGGAGATGATCCTTTGCACTTACTTTTAATAATAGTAGCTCTCGTTATTATGGTTATAACTGGAGGACAAATTGGAATACTAGGCGGTTTAATCCTTGCTCCTATATTTATTCTTGGATTAGCACTAGCGCCAGGTATAGCCATTGGATTCATTGTTATAGTCATAGTATCATTCTTATATGAAATATTTAAGCGTCACTTATAATCCAAAGGTTAACAGGTAGGTCTATAGAAAGTTCATGGTAGGACCTTAAAAAGTTCTGGGAGGACCCAAAGGATGTGGGATTATTTTTTATATTTCGGAGATAAGCACCCATGGTTGATTCAAGGGGTTATTCAAGGGTTTATAGCTTTAATCTTGGTTAACCTGCTCATTTGGTGGCTTAATTGGCGTAAAGAAAGACCCAATATCGAAATAGAAGTTGCAGATGATAACAGCTTTTATTTCAAATGGGATGACTCAGATAAATACGCAGCAGGGTTTAGGCTTGTCGTATGGGCAAGGATATCAAACCTATCTTCTTTACCAAATTCAATCTATCGATTCATCTTCCAATTACCAGATCAAGAAGAAATGCTTTCGTATATACATTTGCATCCTTTAGAAGAATATCGATTTTCTATCGAAAAAGGATATTGGAAATCACTTGATAACAGCTTGCCCGTCAATAAGTATCACTTAAAACCGATAATTACTTTAGAACCATACAAAAGTATCGAAGGGTGGATTTTCTTCTCTCATTGTCCCGTTTTAGATGGAGTGACTACAGGAAAGCTTATAGTGAAAACCTCTCGAAAAGACTTTGAGAAAACAATCACTCTTCGGCAATACGGGATTAAGGAATAAACTCCCGAGGAACTCTAATTCGAATAGGCGGGAATAAGTCTTTTTGTATTTCATAGACAACATATTCATCCGTTTCTTCGAGCCTATATAGTGGATATTCATCATGTGGCCAATTCTTAAGACTTTCCGGGAGATTCTGTATAAGTTTTAATATGTCCACATTATCTTCCTTTCGATATGGTTTCGCTACGCGAATTTGCGGAGCAAAAGGACTTCAAAAAATCACTGGGAGGACCCAAAGACTGGAGTATCATCTCTAGTCTTTCTTTATTTATAAGGAAGTTTCCAAGGACTCCTGTAGCGCCCGAAGAACCATAAGCACCTTACTCTTGACCTTCAGAATTCTCCTTATCACAGGAGAAAACTCATGGTAGGCTCTATAGAACTTCTAGAGACTTCTACTGCTTTATCTTCTTGAATGCTTCACGAATCATAGGGTCACTGTTGAATTCATTTCGAATCTCTGCGTATAACTCTATGTCTTTATCCTTGACCTTCTGCATGATCGTGGAGATAATCTGCTGCATAGCAATGAAACTATAGATTTTCTCCTTGATTCCCACAAGGTCACTGAGGATACTTTGGCGTCTCGCTAAAGCCTTTTCTGTGGCATTCATTAAGGCAGTGACATCTTTAGGATTAACGTATCTATCGCCTTTCCTTGCTTTATCCAAAAGCTTCTCTAATACTGTCATGGTAGACTTCCCTAGTTTAACCTGAGATACTTCTTTCTGGACTTCCTCAAGCTTGTCTAATGGGAAGTCCCGAGTTTCTTTAGCGGCCTTTCGAATATCCGCAAGAGTACGTTCGGCTACTTCTAATTGACCTTCAGAATACTGAAGCATGTCAAGTAGTTCGTTGTACTCATTTACAGTATAGTTCTGGTATCTCTGGTCAAGGTCTTTGTAGTCTTCCATATGCTTACTAAGGAAGCGACTTATGGACATTCTAGAGAGGAACTGGTCAGGTTCAGTGAGATACTTAGTATTTATAGTATCCTGAATTTCCGTTATCGTACACCCTGCTTGCTTAAGGGCGATTACTCGATCTTCTAGATGGTAAAAACCGATTTTACCCTGGTTAGGAGTTTTACCTTGCAGTGGATTCTTTGCGACATCTACACCCTTACCTTTAGGATTTCCTTTAGGCATCTATGCACCTCCTTATGGGATAACTTAACCTTGATTGATTAGGTGATGCGATAGCATCAATTGGCGCTAGCCAATACTCTCTTTTCCTTGTTGAGCAATCCTTTGGTTATACTTTTGGGTCACTCGCTGTCGCATTGTTCCTATATAGAAAGAAGATAAAATAGCGATATGTAGATTCTATGCGACTTTTCGACGAAAATACCGGCTGTCAGAGGTATGCTATAGGGTACCTGTGGGAGCCGGTATCATGCGCCATACCATTCTTTACTCAGTCTATACATTACGTTCTTACCTCTAGCAACTTTCTCGACTATACCTTTGTCTATAAGTTTTCCTAGGGTATCCCTAACGAATCTTTCACCATGACCAACGAGGTCTATAATATCCTTCTGAGTCATAGGGACTCCATCCTCGTCACATACCATATTACTTTCGAGATTACAAAAGGGTATTAGGTCGAACAACAATGACTTTTCAGAAGTAGTAAACACTTGCTCCCTCACCGCTTTCTGATTGATTACCCTATGAACCTTCACGAATCCCGTAGAAGGCTTAAGTTTCTTCTGTTTGTGCCTTGCTTTTCGCCTTATGTCTTCCGTTTCGTCCTTGCTCATAAGATAATCTAACTTAAGCTGCAGTTCCTCCATACGTTCATCTTGGGTCTGAGGTTGCAACAGTTGGTCCAATTCAGAGGCTGATGGAAGCCAATCGTTTCCCACCGTATCACCTACCCTCCAGTGTCCTCTAGTCTACGTTAATTCGCTAGGCGAAACTTTTCTTGCCACTTATGGATTCTCTCAAGCTTCCAGGGTTTATAAAATGGTTGCTCTTCATACCACTCGTCAACATTGCGAGTATCTTTGCTTCTATTGCAATCACTGCAGCTTGGGACGATGTTTCCTATAAGGTCCACAAGTTCCGGATTAGACATTGAAAGGTATGACTGTGGAATTATATGTTCGGGCATAAGGTTGACTTCATTTTCCGAGATGCCACAGTAAGCGCATTCATGGTTAAACTGTTCGAGTATCTTGGGCCATTCGTACTCGTTGCTGTTAATTCCTCCGAGATTTACCCAATGACCTTTCTGAGACAACACTATAAGTCCATCCTCTATGCCATTGACAAACTCTTCAACCGCTTCGGCAGTAATATGCTTGCATACCCAATCCTTCACAGGTATAGGACGTATGTTCCTAGCATACGGAACATGACCGAAGTAATCATCTAGGGCACCATTAAGTCCTCGTCTAGACTCATCTCCAGTAAGATGTGCATAGTTGTTCCAACAGTAGTCATAGACGTATCGTGGGTTGGTCTGTGGTTTAAACCTTTTATCGAACTTTTGTTCTAGCTGAAGTAATCGCTGTGTTAACTCCGCATTCTGTTGTTGTATTTGGAGTAATGCTTTATATTCTGGAGTTTCATAATGGCCAGTCTTACGAATGGTCTTAAGGATATCTTTGACTACTCTCTTGAATTGCTTTGCAATGGGCTTACGGCTTTGCATAAGGACTTCATACAGGCCATCTTCAGTAATAAACCATGCTTCCTGTGGACCACCAAGGGTAGACACAAAATGTCGAACCTTCTCTGTTTCATCATCAATAGCACTAACTAATCTAGAAGCCTTTGATGCGTCATACTCTATCCATTCTGCTACATCTTTGACTAGGAACAAAGGTTCTTCAGTACTTCCATATATTCTAAATTGCTTTCCTAAGACTTCTCTTTCATCAACAATAGCTAGTTCATTACTCAATTCATTAGCACACCTTTGTCATAGTCTCACACCGGAATATAAAGAAAAGCCACAGGAAGCGTGGTGTGGGACGCTTGTCGTTCTGAGGATCAATCAGAACTATCCTATGGCATACAAAATTATCTTTAAAGTTGTTGACTTTACTCTTACATAGTAGTATTATGGTTGTAGAAAGAGGTGAATAACAATGGATACTCTAGCTACAGCGTTTCTCCATCAGATACAACTAATGAAGTCACAGAATACATATAGTAACTACAGCACAACACTAGACCACTTCTATGCTCACTATGAGAAACTTACACCAGACTCCCTCGTGTCCTACATCGAACTGCTGAAAGACAAGGGGAACAGCACTAACACCATCTGTGGTAAGCTCGTGACAATCCGTTGTTTCCTAAACTTCTGTACTGTCAAAGGACATGCAGAAGGTGTCCCCGAGATGATCTCCTTGATTCGCTCCGTAAAGCCCAAGGAAATAATTCAGGAGTACGCCACAGAACAACAAGCGAAAGCAACCATTGATGCCATGAAGAAGTCCTCACACAAAGCCATCGTTGCTCTTATGTACTACGGAGGGTTAAGACTTTCGGAAACGCTCACGTTGACAAAGGACTGCCTACGGGACAATGGAATTGTCATTCGGAATCCCAAGAATGGCTGTGACAGGTTCGTTCCATATCTCTCGAAGCACCTAAAGAGCGTCCTTGAGGATCACATCCAACGTACTCGCCCGACTGATCGACTGTTCCCAAGTGTAGTTCAAAACTCATTCCAGAGAGTACTTCGGCATACATTGGTTCGCATTGGGTATCCTAAGCTACACGCCCATAGTTTCAGACACGGACTCATCGTCCGACTTCTTGAGAATAACCTAGATGTAGCTACAATATCATCCATTAGCGGGCATAGGTCACTATCGTCTCTTCAGAAGTACTTCCACATATCAAAAGCTATGCTTGAGAAAACCTCCAAGGTATTCACTTGATTTCCAAACATTTCCTACGTATACTAAATTTAAGGAGTTGATTAGTATGTCTATTGCCGACAAAACGAAAAACAAATTCCTGGTCGTGGAACATCTCATCAAATCCAAAGTACCTGTTGAAACTGTCCTTGACGCCACCGTCGATAACATCAGCGCTAATGGCTTCATCCTTGATGACAAGGTGATCCCTGTTGACGGCGAAACACTGGTGGCTCTTGGAGAGTACATCCAAACCCTCAATACCCCACTTCTGTTCCCTGGTTTAAGAGGTACTCGCCAGAAAACTGAAAACTTCCTAATGAGCTTCAGTCACTACTTAAAGAAATCTGGAAGAACTCTTCGCGATCTTGGGTTAACCACTGGTCGCACACAGAAACCAAAAGTCAAGCTGGAGAATCTTGTAGACATCAAACAATATCTTCTGGATAAATTCAAAGATGCGCCTCTTCAAGATATGGCAGCACCGCCAAGGTCAAGCAATGGAAAATTCTCAAAGAAAAGCTAAAGGGAGAACGCTATGTTCTCCCTTTTGTTATAACATTTGATGAACTCATGAAATTGTTCGGGAGTATTATCTCCTTTACCGTATATAGAATGGAATAAAGCGTGAATCTCTTCAGTGAGACACACACCCAATGGATATTCATAATGTTTTGCTATAACTCTATTGGTTAACATCTCAAGCTGTTCTTCTGTATAGCTCCCAATTTTATCATATATAGGGATGCCAGTTTCATCAAGAACCTCTTGTAATATCATATTAAATCCATAAAGATGGTGGACAACATCGAATTTCCCGCCAGTAATAACGCATTTGAATTCGCAAGCTTTCATGGAGTCAACTTTCCATTGCTGTATGTGTGTCCTTAAGTAATCCCCTAATGGGCTAATGCCGCCTTTCCAACAGTAACAATTTTCACCAGTTCTTGCCTCAACACCACAGTAATAGCAACCCTTATGCTGTTGTAGGTCGGAATAAGTAATCGTTTGAATACCCTCGGCTTTATGTTTGTTGCAGATATACTCAAGTGGAATGGAATTTCTTTTATATGCTTTACTTACTAATGTGTATCCTCTCTTCTGGAATTCTTCCTTGACTGTATCGTATGATAATCTTTGTTTTTCGCCAGCACTTTCTCTTCCACATTTTGGGCACCCACAGTCTCTTTGGAGACTGGAGTAAGACATATGAAACACGCCATGTTTATGACATAAATATTTAAGTTTATTATTTGCCCCAGTATATTCTGGGCTTAATAGAGTATACCCGCGCCTCTCAAATTCACCTTTAACGAATTCATAAGTTAATTTCTTCCTAGGCAGTCTTGTCTCTCCCTGTGTTCGTTAACGGGCATAAGAAAAGAGCTAACATCAGTTAGCTCCTGTATTACAACTGTTAACTTTATTTATTTCGCCATGGATACATTGGAGCCAATAGAAGGAATCGAACCCTCATCAGTGGAGTACAGAACCACTATTCTCCCATTGAACTACATCGGCATATGGCGGGCGTATCGAATCGAACGATACATTAAGTCCTGCGTATGCAGAGAACCAGACACCCGATGTAACCGTCCCAACCTACGGTTACTGCAGAGTTGCAGTTGTGTTATACCTTGGCTCTACTCCATGCTATCCTTCTGCCGAATACCATTCGCTTCTTCAGATAGCAGACCATTGTTCTCTTTAGGACTCATTTAAGAGTACGATATCTGTTACGGTTTGCACAGGTTGCAACGTCCTGTTTCGTCTTCTACACTAGACTGGTGCGCCACGCAGTAAGTACAGGTACTCCCGCGCTCAATTAAGCGTTCTAGTGCCTATCCACAGGCTGTGCCATTTTCTCACCTTATTCCACCGTAAGGTTTCTAGGTACAGTTTGGGCAAAATCCCCTTCGAAGCACCATCACTGTAGGTTGCTCTTGGGAGCGCATGGAAGGACTGTGCGAACCCTTCATCTCCTACTCAAGCTTTCGCTATCCGGTGTTAGCCTAGCAGATTTTCTAACCTCATGCGCATGGTCTACTCTTTCAGATCGACAGTTACAACCGAGGTTTCTGTGATCTCAGCAACATCAATACTGTCGCTGTCGGTCCAGTCAAAGTCAACACCCTCGGTGATCTCCTGACCGTCGAGATAAACCTTGGCTACCTGTTCGGGCTTGATCTTCTTGGGTAAATCAAAGATACCAATGTCGCGTCCTTGTCGGGTACATGTTACAGTTGTCATTGTTCATTCCTCCTTATATTGCTGCCACAGATTCTTTAAAGATACTGAAGGGTTTAAAACAGATTTTCTTGTGCGCTGCAACGGTGATCGATTCGCCGGTCTGCGGATTGACACCCTGGCGCTCCGGAATATCCTTCACAAAGAACTTCCCAAAACCATTGATAGCACATTCGCCATCTTCTACAGTTCCAGCCATAAGACCCTGAAGTACTGTCACTACGACTTCATCAGCGCGTTTCTTGGTGATCCCCAGTTCTCCTGCTACCGTATCAATCAGTACTGCTTTATTCATATCTCAAAATCTCCTTTGTTATCATTGTTATTATCTATGTGTAATCCAGAGGTTGCTAGGTATATCCCGAAGTGTATTGCACATGTACCTCCATTTAATCTTTGAACTTAGACTTTCGAGTACACTTGATACCACATAGAGTGCATTTCGTATGGTCATTCCCGAAGGACTTCTGAAGATACTCAGGGATAAGACATATGGACTTACTTTTGTATGTCCTTTTGTTATGGTCTTTACCCCAGTAACCTCCATTGTTGATCTTCTGAAGCCTACTACAGAGCCAACCGAAGTGAAAACCGGGAGTGTTCATTTCTTCCATCGAAGGATTATCGAGGATTAAGTCCTTGCAGTCTATTAAGATACTAGATTCAACAATCGCCTTAATTTTCCTTATAATCTTCTGTATTTTTCTTTTTCCGGTCATATTTGCATGTTTTGCAGAGTTGTCTTTCGCTTGCTTTGATATGCTTATGTTTACTTCTGTTTTCACTTTCGGACGAATAGTCCTTCCGATATCAGCATATGATCGACCTTCAATGATCCATCGAACAAGTATCTCTAGTTCTTCAGCAGTAAGCACTTTAGCAATCTCTCTGTATATCGTAATGATCGCCTGCATTCTTTCCTTTTGCATCAGTACTTCATCAGGAGATAATCCTTGTACCCTGCTGTATTCCTCTATGATACATTCGTCATCCAATAGTTGATCTTGAAGCTCCTGAAGTATGATCTTTGTTTTGTCTATGGCTATTCCTCCTTAGTACTGAATCGCATAGTAAATTACATAGAACCATCCGAATAATCCATGCAATATAGCCCAGGGTATCGAATGATTTAATCCATAGGACAAAACTACAGCTATACATACTCCCAACCGGGGGATGAACTCAAGATTTTCTCTCGTCACGCTTCCGTTTCGCCTCCTGTTTCCTTTCCCAAGCATCCTTGACATACCACTGAAGTCCTAAGTGATACTCTCGAAGGTATTGAAAGTAATCTCCTTCGTCCTTCTTGGAGCGTAACTGGTAGATGTACTTTGCTGTCCGGATACATCCCCCAGGAATTCTCCGGTTTCCTATGCCAACCTCGGTATCTACATCAGTGTATATGACATCTACGAACTCACCAATGTATTCCACAGAAGTGTATAGAGGTTCGCCATTGACCTTCTTACCGTTCCGAAAGTAATCTTCCATTGTTTCTTTATCGCCCTCTGCGCCAATCCGCAGAAAGTTATCATGCTCTTGACACAAGTAATAATGTATCAACTGTTTATCACCTGCAGTATATAGTCTGCGATTACATCTTTAGCTCTTCCATTACCGCGAATCGTAAAGAAACCAACAGTATTATCCGTAAGCATCCCTACGATTTTCCCGTCTATATCCTTTGCTTCACCTTCAGTCTGATACCGACCGATAGCACTGTATGGTTTAACTCTGGTAAGCAAGAAGTTGACATTGTTGAACCTATTGAATTCACTGAGAACCAGCTGGCGCAACAGAGGGTCTTGGCGCTTATCATAGATGATCGAGAGTAACAACGGACTATCCGTGAGTATGACATCGACTTGGCTCCCGATCTCCATTAGGAACTTCCGTTGTTTAGCAAAGGTGTAAATCTGGTCCGTGGGAGCATATGAATCCCCTTCGTACACCCTGTACTTAATCCACTCCACAGTTTCCTCACAGTTCACACCAGCCAACTTGAGTTTGTTAAAGACTCCCGCCCTGGTCGTACTTTTGCCTGCTCCTGGACCACCAAAGAAATTCACTACTAAAGGTTTATCCATGTATCTCCTCCGGTTTCACCTATCATAAGGAAGTTTCCGAGGGTGACTTTAGCCCCAGGTGTAATCCAAAGGGCGACTAAAGTTACCTCCGAAATATTCACACCAGTTGTAACAATGGGCATAGTTATTCTCCTGTGCTGCCGGTTCCTCCAGTGCGCACACCCACAGGCTCATCATCGTCTACCTTAAGGAACTTATAGAAGATGCCTTGGCCTATCCGCTGCCCCTTCTCGATCACCGCAAGCTGATTACTATGGTTAACAATGGCAAACTGTATATGCCCTTCGTTACTGGGGTTATTGTAATAGTCAGCGTCCACGATTCCCTGAGCATTAATCAAGGTTAACCGTTGCTTTACCGCAAGACTTGACCGAATGTGCAGTCCAAGGTACTCATCAGGTTGCATGTAGGCTTTGACACCAGTAGGAACAAGTTGCACTTCCCCAGGCATAATAATGACCTCTTCAGCAGCCTCAAAGTCATACCCTGCGCTATTCGTTGTCTGCCGCCGGGGAAGACTGATGTCTTCAAAGCCAGATACTACCTCGAAACCTCGTGTCTTAGTGAGCTTGAGTTCCTCCTTGGGATGCCAAAAGCGGTCATCCACTTGATACCGTGCGCCATCCTCATCAGTCTCTATGACTGTGATTTTCCCAATATATCCCACAGGAAAACCCCAGTTATTACTTTGAACCACTTCAACTGTATTCCCTACGCTAAACATTAGTTACCTCCCTTGTCTCGAATCGAGTTATATAAGCTACTCCATGCTCCCCATTGTCACACTCGCAATCCCTAAAGTTTCTCAAGGGGAGACATTGGGTAGTGATCATTGTTTCTTTTCCGCAGTTTAAACATTTGTAATATATGTCTGCGTACACTGTTTTCTTAGTTTTCTTACTGAACCAATTAAACACCAGTTCCCTCCAGTAATACTCCTTCGTTTGTCCATTCTCGCCTTCTATCTGCAAACTCCACTAAACACATCACTTGGTAACTTCTATCAATAGCACTTTGTTTTAACTCAAGATCAATAATAGTTACTTTACCAAGCTTGTATGAGTCTACGATATCACCAACATTGACTGCAGTTTCTATCTTAAATCCCATTAATAATCCACACCTTTCTTCAGTATCCTCTGGTTACTGGAGCCTCTAAAGGGAATGTCCAATGATTTCTTTGTACAATCGTATGGACCGTCAATGATGTAATCAAAGCACTGAAGGCACTCTGTAGTAATATCAAAAACTCTTGCAGTGAACACTGGAAACACTATGCCACTTTTGTAAAACTGACGATTAAACGACACGAAGGCTCCATGATTCGCCAAGATATACCCAGTGTACAATGTTGTCTGAAGTCCTTGCCCTTTGCACCATTCGGCCAACTCCCGTACTTTCCAAAGTTGCTCTACGGGATCTCCACCAGAAAAGGTAACTCCAGAAACCAAAGGAGTATCTAAGATATCCTGTTGCAACTCCTCAATAGTGACCTCGTAACCACCATCGGAATCCCATGTACTGGGGTTCTGACAGTCCTTACATTGGTGCGTACAGCCCTGACAAAAGACAACATAGTTGACTCCATAGCCATCGAACAGTGAGGTCTTCCGAATCCCGGCAATCCTCATCCTATGGCACCTCCAGCATGACTCACT